CATTTATTCAGGTTGGTTATGAACCAAATATTTCTCAAAGAAAAGAAGGCGAGATATGGAAAGACTCCAGAGGAAATAAATGGCAAAAAAAGAATGGATATAAAGTTCAATTAAGTTCAACTGACACCCCAATACTTGACAAACTTAACGAATTATCTCGATGTTCTATTTGTGGCACAAATGTTAGAGCATATGGAGATAGGCTAGACCAGAAAGTATTTCCAAGAACAGGCAAATGTTATGATTGTCTTCAAATAGAAGAAATGGATTATCGTATCAATGGACAGTGGAAAAATTATGAAAAGATGAAATTGCTTAAGAATAAACAAGGTGTGTTAGAAGATTTTAAAGAAAAAGTTATAGACTCAATCAACTTTCTTAAAAATGATTCAGGTAAAATGGGTGATGTTTTATCTAATGGTGAAATAATGACTTGGACAGGTAAATGTAATCCACAATGGTTGAAAGCCGCAGAGGAAGACTTGATAAAAGTCAACGGAGAATTAGAAAAAATGGAAAAAGAAATAACTACACTTGAATCTGAATTGAAAAAATAATATGGTAAATCAACCTACATTAAGAGATATAATAAAAGAAGAGACAAAGAAGTGCATGGAAGACCCTGCATATTTCATGCGAAAATATGTAAAAATACAGCATCCAACGAGAGGAACTATACTTTTTGATTTATATCCATTTCAAGAAGACACACTTAAGGAGTTTGATTTACACCGATATATTCTTATACTTAAATCAAGACAATTGGGTATCACCACTTTAATTGCAGCATATTCTTTATGGATGTCCATTTTTAATAGTGATAAAAATATTTTAATTATTTCAATAAAACAGGAAGTTTCAAAGGAAATTATCACCAAAGTTCGTTTTGCTAATGAGCATTTGCCATCGTGGTTAAAAGTAAAGGAAACCACAAATAATTATATGTCTCTTAGATTTGCAAATGGTTCTCAGGTTGCAGCTACGTCATCAGCTAAGGATGCTGGTCGTTCAAAAGCATTGTCTCTTTTGATTATTGATGAAGCAGCTTTTATTGAAGAGAGTGAAACTATATGGGCATCATCTTATAATACCTTATCAACCGGTGGTAAAGCTATTGTTCTTTCAACCCCGAATGGTGTTGGTAATTGGTTTCATAAAATGTGGGTGGATGCCGAAAGGAAGAAAAACGATTTTAAAACATTGAGACTTTCGTGGAATCTTCACCCAGAACGTGACCAAAAATGGAGAGATGAGCAAACCAAACAACTTGGTGCTAAACTTGCTAGTCAGGAATGTGATGGAGATTTTCTATCATCAGGAGCAAACGTTGTAGATTTAATAACACTTAAATGGTACGAAGAAAATCCAGAAATGGTAAGAGATAGGAAAGAAGCAAGAAGTGGAGAAGCTTTATGGATATTTGAAGAACCAATGCAAGGCAAAGATTATCTTGTATGTGCTGACGTAGCTCGTGGTGATGGGTCTGATTTTTCTGCAGCTCATGTGTTTGATATAGAAACCTTGGAACAAGTTGTAGAATTTCAAGACCAAATAGGTACAAGAGAATTTGGCAATATGTTAGTGTATCTAGCTACCGAATATAATGATGCACTTCTGATTGTTGAACGTGAAAATATTGGTTGGGCCGTTCTTCAACAAATTATTGACCGCCAATATAAAAATACATTTTATTCTAATACTAATGACCCGAAGATAGCAGATGTCTATCATAATATGTCAAATAGATATAATCGTGATGAAGCTAAATTACTTCCGGGATTTTCTACAACAATTAAAACAAGACCATTATTAGTTTCAAAGATAGAGGAATATTTTAGAGAAAAGTTGGTTATTATTCATTCTATCAGATTGATTAATGAATTAAAAACTTTTATTTGGGAAAATGGAAAGGCACAAGCAGCTCAAAATTATAATGATGATTTAGTTTTGGCATTGGGTATGGGATTGTGGGTAAGAGATACAGCTTTAAGACTTAGAAATGAAAAAATGGTTTTAACAAAAAATATGTTAGATAAAATACACATCAATAAAAATGAAGATAGAACTCCCATTTATACTGCTAAAGTCCAATCAACAGGTCGTGACCAATGGCAAATGAAATTTGGTAAAAGACCGGGTGATGTTGAATCCTTAACTTGGTTATTACGATAAATTGAACATATTTATGTATTATGACAAAAGATAACACGTTAGTATTGATAAGCCCATATTCTAAATCTAAAATCACTTTAGAATGTTTGGAAGATATTGAGAAATTTCACGGTAAAGATGCATTAAAAGATTCTTTATATGAATTATATCAATCTGTGATAAATCCTGAAAAATTTGGGATGACTTTAGAAGTTAAAAAAGAATTAAAAATTACATTGAAATAATAAAAGGATAATATGCCTGATTCACCTCTAAGACCAGAAGTAAGAGTAGATAATGACGAAGTTGACATAAAGCAAAAGTCTTTATTTGCGCGTTTAAAGAAGTTGTTTTCTTCAGGCGTTGTAGTTCGTAACGTTGGTGGTAAAAAACTTAAAGTAAAGGATACCAGCGATTTGATGTACGCAACTGATAGAAACAGTTTGCGTGACCGTTTTAATCGTGTTCGTTCTACAGCTTATAATGCTTACACTAGAGATTTTTCTCTAGCTTACCAAGCAGCTCGTATTGACCTTTTTAGAGATTATGATACGATGGATATGGACCCTATTATCGCATCAGCTTTGGATATTTACGCAGATGAATCGTTAACTGTTAATGAATTGGGAAAAATTTTAGTTGTTCATGCTGAAGATGAAAATATAAAGGGTATTCTTACTAATCTTTTTTATGATGTTCTAAATATTGAACATAATCTTTGGTCTTGGACAAGGAATATGGCTAAATATGGTGATTTTTACATGCGCTTATATATTTCGCCTGAATATGGTGTTTATCAGATTGAACCAATTTCTTCCTATAATGTTGAACGGCTTGAAAATACAGACCCACTTAATAAAAATTATGTAAAGTTTCAAATAAGACCAACCGATACGTCACAAGTTGAAACATTGGAATTTTTTGAGTGTGCTCATTTTAGATTACTTTCTGATTCAAACTTCCTTCCTTATGGTAAAGCTATGATTGAAGGAGCACGCCGTGTTTGGAAGCAATTATCTTTAATGGAAGACGCTATGTTGATTAATCGTATTATGCGTGCTCCAGAAAGACGTATTTTCAAGTTGGATGTAGGTAACATTCCTCCACAAGATATTGATTCTTTTATAGAAAAGCAGGTAACTAAGTTAAAGAGAGTTCCATATGTTGACCCTCAAACAGGAGATTATAATCTCAGATTTAATCTTCAAAATATGACGGAAGACTATATTTTGCCTGTTCGTGGTAGTGATAGTGGAACTTCTATTGAAACTTTGAGTGGTATAGAATGGACGGGTATTGATGATATTCAATATTTACGTAACAAATTAATGGCAGCATTAAAGATTCCTAAAGCTTTCTTAGGTTATGAAGAAGAACTTTCAGGTAAAGCTACATTAGCATCAGAAGATGTAAGATTTGCTAGAACTATTCAACGTATTCAAAGAGTTCTTATATCAGAACTTGAAAAAATTGCTATTGTTCATTTGTATTCACAAGGATATCGTGATGAAAGTTTGGTAAATTTTAAACTTGAACTTACTAATCCATCAACGATTTTTGAGAAGGAAAAGATTGAAGTTTGGGGAAATAAAACGGAATTGGCTAAAAATATGATGGAAGCTAAATTATTTTCTAAGCAATGGATTTACAAAAACGTCTTTAATTTGTCCAAAGATGATTCAGAAGAATTACTTGACCAGATTGTTGAGGATTCCAAACAGGTGTGGAGATTTAAATCCATTGAAGAAGAGGGTAATGACCCTGCTAAACCATTTCAGAAAATTAATCCAAAAGCTGAAGGTCTTCCACCGGGTGGTGGAGGATTGCCTGAATTGGGCGGCGGCGGATTACCTGAACTAGGCGGAGCTGGTGTCGGTGGATTACCTGAACTGGGACCTCCAGTAGGAGGCGGTGGAGCTGGCGTATTACCACCGTTACAAGAAGCAAAGATTAAAGGAGATACTAATTATGCTAAATGGAATCAAATGGCTATCAATAATACTGGAAGTATAGAAGAGGAACATGGTGAACATGCTGAAGATTATGAAAGGCCGTCGCAAGAAGGGGAACATGATGCTCGCAAACAACACCGTTTTGGAGAAGACCCCCTCGGTGATTTGGAAAATAAAAGAAAACCGAGAAAAAGTAGTAATTCTCTGACACCAAAATGGGCAAAGAATTCTCCATTCAGTCTTGAAACACTTCAAAGAAGTAGTTTGATTAAGAATCTTAACTCTTATTTGGATAAATCAAAAAGAGAAAAAAAGGAATTAATTAAGGAAGCAACGACAACAGGAAGCAAGTCAATGCTTGATGAAGATAACATAATTGATGAATAATGAAATAATACATTTTCATATGTTCACATCATATTTATAAATAAGTGTAAAGGTTGAATATATGCCTAAGAAAATGCGCCACTCAAAGTTTAGAAATACAGGTATTTTGTTTGAATTGTTGACACGACAAGTGACAGCAGATATTATTGCTGGTAAAGATGAGTCGGAAGCTAAAGATTTACTTTTTAAATACTTTAAAGAAAACACCGAATTGGGCCGAGAATGGCGTCTTTATAATTTTCTTTTGTCTGAAAAAATCAAGGATGAGCACCATGCGGATAGATTTTTGTCGGTTATTGTAGAACAACGAAAAAAACTTAGTAACGCTAAATTAGCGAGGGAAAAATACGAATTAATTAAGGAAATTAAGGAACTTTATCCAATTAACGATTTTTTAAAAGCAAATATTAAAAATTATAGGACTTTAGCTTCCATATTCAAACTATTTGAAGATGATTCTTCCAAAGATTTGAAATTTGATGCAAAAGAAGTTTATCAAGCAAAAACGTGTATTATTGAAAACATTGTTGATAGACCGAAGAAATCTGGTGAAGAGGATATTCTTAAGTTTTATGCACAACAAAATGAAGATGTTCG